ACTTCGCATTTGCCATAATTTCAAGCGTAATTATATTTATATTGACAAAGCGTAATTCTGGTCGATATTTACGTCAAATGCAACCACCCTATCAATCGTTCAACAGGTTGGTTTTAGGAATCGCTAATTTCCTCAATTTTTCTTCACAAAAATCCATCGTTAGACGCTCAAAAATGAAGAAAACAACGAAAAAGCACTATTTATTCATTTTGAGTATAAAAAAGCCTTGATAACTGTATCAAAGCTTCGCTAGGCAGATGGCTCATCTATGTAGAGAAAATACGCATTATAAAGCGCTTTTAAAATATTATCCTTTTTTACGAGTTCTTGTTGTTCTACGGAAACTGCTTGTTGTCGGTAGGAAAGAAAAACAACATTTTAGACTGATTTTGTCTTGATGAGGTTTATCGTTGATTCAATCTGAGTAGTCACAAAATCATTGATGCTTCCATAGTTTATTTCGATAAATGACTTGGTTTCTTGGTTCAGTTCTTTCAACACTTCTTCTTTAGCAAGAGTCAATGCTACCAGTTGTGCCTCTTGATCAAACTTGCCGCTCTTCTTGAGTGAGTCGACATAAGTTTGGGTAACGCTTCGAACGGATCGCTCGACTATTGTTGATAGACCAGTTAAGAGGTTTCTAGTCTTTTCGTCTTTAATCTTCTGATTGATGAGTTGGATGAGCTTGGTTCCACCCAAGGTAATAAGGGGTAACACTACTGAGGTGATGACAACGCTGATGATTGAGATGATGATTTCGTTCATATTAATTAGATTCCTTTTCTAGCATATTTTGCTTTGCTTAAGCTTTTGACATCCCGTTCAAGAACGGCGACTCGGGTAGTCGTATCGGTATTTATTACCTCTAACTTATCAAGTCGCTTTTCGATGCGTTCGGTACTCGACTTGATATAAGAGATATCGGAAATGATGATCCCTTCGTTTTTCCCGGAGAGTTTATCTTCTTTCTTATTTGCTCGTTTGAAAGCTAGATAGGCAAATAGGATTGTCGATAATGCCCCGATGACACTGATGACCGTCAAGACGGTTTCTATCTCACTCATGGTTCTTCACCTCCTTAAGATATTGAATGATGTTTTTAAATTCGCTGAGCGAATGCTCATTCTGCAGTTTGTAGTTTTGCTTGTAGACCTGGATTTTTTCGATGGTTCCTGGCGCTAAAGTAAGCGACCATTCGCCCGTCGAGACAAACCGAAGAACTTGTTCTTCAATCCGATATAAGTGCCACATCGTTTTTGTCTGATGATTTTCACTTAGATAGGTTTCAAAGTAGTCGATGAGTTTTCCAAGATATGTTTTGAAGAATGAGGCAAAGTCCCTAGTTTGATAGCTTTCATAAGTGGTTATGAAATCCTCCTTTATATAAAGTGGAGTGTTACCAATGACTTCATCAGGAAAGATGAGAAAGAGAGTTGCCAAGCTCGTGTCAAACTCCATCTTTTTAATCCAGAGTTCCTTGCTAAAAATGAAGTATTCATGCTTCGTTTCATAATCGACGATATGATCCATGCCGCTATACCCGTCAAGGACAACACCGATATCTTCATCGGAGTTTTCGTTATCCACTCCGTAGGCTTTTGAACCCATGCGATAGATAAGTAGAATCGTGCTTAGCGGGAAGTTCTTTCTAATAAATTCCATAATTACCTCCATACCTGAACATCGGCGACCCGATGTCCATAATCTGTTGTTGATGAATAAAGTAAGATTTCGCCACCAGAGTACTCGACGACAAAGTAATAACTCGTCTGTAGATATAGGTAGGAAATGTTTGTTAGCGATGAACTACTGATGAGTCGTCCCGAAAATGTCAGCGAGACCTGGTTGTTAAGTCGCACAGTGAATAGTGTTTTATTGAGGTTCAAAGAGGAAACATCATATCTAGCGATGGTTGCTCCATATGCCGAAAGCGGAGTCAAGAGCATTGAGCCGTAGTTTTGTTCAATGTAAGTTTTAAGAGCCGTATCTAAACTCGCAAGTCGTGTACCTAAAGACTTGATTGAGGGAACTATGAAACTGCTATCGAGCGTGAGTGACGTTGCCGTCTTTTGGTATCTAGCTAGTGGCAGTTCATAAATCCCTGCTGTGTTATGTAAATTGTTCTGCGTGAGGGTGGGATAGGTTGATATTCCTTCCTTCGCATAGAGTGTAATGGCATTCGTCGCTAAATCGACTTTCAGAATTAGATATCCGTATTTCACTGAATCGAGGATAATCGCTACCTGGCTATTGGATTCAATGAGTATTAGTCGTCCATAGACCGCCACTACTCCTTTAGCGACTGTCAAAAGATTATTGCCAGCTGTAACTGTGCAATCGTTATAAAGACCTTTGACGACTCCGGCGGCAGTTAGATCGAGTAGATGATAATAGAAATCAGCATCATCTTTAGATGAGACTTGACTTCCATCAAATGTTATTTTGCGTATGGCCATGTTATTTCCTTCTTTCTATCATTTTCAATTTCTCGGTCAGTTTCATGCGATGTTCTCCGAGGATTATCGAACATTGTTTGAGGGTTCCTTTGAACGCTATTTGACTGAGAATAGATGGGATTGATTTTGTCTTTGTGATGAATTCGACCTGATCGCCGAGAGCGATGTTCGTAAATGGAATAAATATTTGATTGTCCATAGTGACATCAAAGGTGATGGCATGAAGGAACTTATCTTTTATTAACGCTTGTTTAGCGACCGCTACTGGATCATCACCGCTTTGATATTCGATATATGCATACTTGACTGGCTTTATTCGTAATGGGTCGCTCACATTCGTGCTCACACCTCCATCAGCTAGAAGGTAATAGGTTAGTGTCGTTAAACTATCGCCATAAAGGATCGCTTTATTAATGGGGATGTTCCCATCTTCATTGATGGATAGATTACGAAGTAAGGCCAAATCATAACGGAGTTTTATTGTCGCTACGGCATCGAGAATCACCATTTTTAGATGGGTAATTTCCCCGTTTACAATGCCCAGTCTAGTTTCAACTCTTAAGCCATTTGTCGCATTGAGTTCGCTAATTAATTGAGCGATGGTTTTTACTTCGGCTTTCGTAACACTGATTACTCCTTGGGCAATGCTTTCATTTCGCACCTGGAGATAGCTCATGTTCTGCGTTGGATCGGGATTAGTAATGAGATTATTCGTAATCAGTGATTTGATATGTTCTCCTAGATTACCCAAAGGGTAATTGACAGTGAGATATTCAGTTTCAAGAATGCTATTGAAGTGAGTTGTGTTAATCTTCGTTTTGATTCCTTCAGCACTTATCTTTTTCACGATTCCGATATAAAAGAAGCTCCGTTCATGTAAGATGGCGATATCTTCTTGAGTGGTGTCACCGCCACTACCGCTGATTACGAATGATGATTCGCTATTGATGACGGTATCTAACACAATTTCAAAAGATTCAATCGGAAGATTGGCTTTAAAGGTGAAATCACAGCGATTATAGATGAGTAGGTTCATAGTTAGACACCTTCAAAACTTTCTTCGATTCTTAGATAGCATGTTGCTAGTTCACTCGTTCCGGGATAAAAGACGATTTCCGATTCACCTTTGGGAATCGTTAGAAAATTCTTACAAGTGAAATCTTGAAGTTGGTAGGCATTTTCATCAGCGACCTTGATGTATTCGTCTTCGGGAATGCTCGACATGGAGACAATATCTTCGCCTTCATAAAACAATCTGAACGTTCCTATTGTTTCCCCGTTTTTATTGATGATGACATATGGGTTTTTCATCCTTCCAATAATCTTTAGACTTAGATAAGCATCGGAATCGCCACTATTCGTAATCTGCATGGATCCATTAGCGTTAGCACCATAGGTGTAGTGATAGATATAAGGGAACTCTTTATCGGATTCAGTTGTCGACACTTCAAGAGCAAACTCGCTACTACGATACCAAGGGGATAACTTCACGATGGTGAGGTTACTTTGGAGGCTTCCAAACGATATCTCACCTTTGGTGATTTCTTTAAAGGCAATCTTAGAGAGATAGGTATCGTTGGTCTTATACTCAAGGAAGAGTTTGACAGCTCGAGAGATGAAAAGGACAAAGTCCTTATATCCGCGATAACCTTCTAAAAAGACGAGACCAAGAGAAATATCTCCGAGTCCATGGCTAATTCTTGCTAACGAATAGCGATCACGAAAGGCAAGGTACTCGTTTTCTCTCGTGATACCCAGTCCTTCGATGCCGTTAATGAGGACTTTGCCAGTGAGTTCGATGCTTTGGCCATATTCATTAATGATTTTTAGGGAGCGCATCAGTAGGCACCTCCTAAAGCTTTATTGATGGATTCAATATCGAAGCTACTACTCGAAGTGTTAACGACGACATTGTTTGTTGTATAGGCATTCTTGGTTTCGCTTTTGTTAGATTGGAAAAGATTTCCGGAGAATAAATCGCCAAAGAAATTCTTAACACCTTTGAAGAAATCGCCTATACCCTTAAAGGCTTTGCTGATGTTATCGATGATCCAACTGATGGCGTTGATAATTTGTTCGAGTAACCAGAGAACGGGTTCAAGGACAGTCGTCAGTACTTCAATGGCCGGAACAAGAATCGCACCGATGACATCGCTCATGATGGTGAGCAATGGGGCAAAAACTTCAAGCAGTAACTTGATAAAATCAAGTTGAAGAATAAGAGGCGCTAAAAATAAATCAATGAGCGGAGCGAGGACTTCCATCAATACTCCGAGGGCATTAGCCAATGTGCCAATCAAAGATAGTATCGGGTCGAGTATGGCAATGATGATATTAAGGACGGGAATCAAAATAGCCACGACGATATCGATGATGCTTATCAATACATCCGCGACAATATTTAATAGCGAAAAGACCACTTCAATGATCTTGGTCAGTGGCACAAGGATGGCATTGATAATCTTGGATAAAGCATTAAAGAGAACTCCAATGACATTGACGATGAGCGTCAGTATCGTTTTAATCGGCTCAAGAATACTTAAAATTACACTCAATGCTTTTGTAAGAATGTTGGCGACGATATCAACGACGAGTTTGACGATGGGAATAA